AGCGTATGGCATTTGGGGCGGGCTAACCCCACACCAGCGAAACGAGATTCGTAAGGGCAAGACCACGCTAGAGAAGGCGTTAGGCCAGAACGCGGTTAGGGTCGAGCGATTCAAGCTCGGTGCAATTCGATAACCCCGCCAGGCTAAACCTGACGGGGGGCTTCATCTAAGAAGTGTTTTGCCGACCGGCCGGCGTGGACTTGCAGAGAATCGAACTCTGGTCTTAGTCGTTCCCACGTGGGGTTTTAGCGACTAATCGACACCGTTTCAAGCCCTAAGAAGCCTACGCTAAACGTAGGCGCGAGAGTTCTATTCTACGTCGTCCTTTGCGTTCGCGTCGTATAGATCGTCGTCGCCGTCGAAGTCCACGTCGTCGAAGTCGAAGTTGCCGTCCTGGGTGACCTTTAGTGCGTCCTCTACGGCTTCGCTGTCGCTCTTAGCCACGGCCGCGCGGTAGGCGTTCTGAATGTCGGAAAGTTCTAGGCTGCCTTTCCATGCAATAGCCACGCCGATAGTAGTTATGACTACCATAAAAGCCGACCCAATCCCGATAAGCGATCCCATAGCCCAATCGCCCGCGACTGCACCAATAGCGGTTCCGCCGGCGGCCGTAGCCATGACTAGACCTAGTGAACGGACTAGAAGTTGCTTGATAGTTTCGCGCATTAGTTTTCCTTTAGGTAGGCGATCGGGTCTTGCTTTACGCTCGTTGGCCCAAAGACACCCTTTAGTTCTTTGCTTAGGGTTAGGTGTAGGTGCGCTCCCGAAGACGCTGATCCGCTAGGGGTCTTCTTACCGCCGCCAACCTTGCCGATAATGTCGCCTTCTTTTACCTTCGTGCCAACTGCCAAGCCTGGTTCGGCTAGGTGGCAGAAACCGAAGTAGCGAATTTCCTTATCCTTGCCCATTACACGAAGAACCGAAACGTTGCCTAGCACGTCGCTCCATTGTTGTAGAACGATAGTCCCGTTAGCCACCGAAGGAATCGGGGTGTTGTCTGGACGGCCAAAATCTACGCCGGAGTGCGGTTGCATACCACGGGACTTACGATACTCGGATAGAGTGCCGAAGCGGTCGGTGATGTATTTCGGGTCGAACGGGAAGCGCATAGGTCTATTCTACTTCGCGGTCGTAACGCAGCGGGAAGGTCAGAACCCAGACGAGAAGGGTTCCCAGGATTAGCCAGCCCGTTAGAGTGCGGGCCGTGCCTTCGAGAACGACATAACCTATAACTAATGCGACAAGCGTCCAAGCCTGATCGAGCAGGTCTTTCAATAGTGCCTTTACGAACTTCACTTTATCTTCCTTATTCCTGCCGCTACCTGACTAGCGATAACCGTCGATACGACAACATCTTGCGCTTCTTCGCGCTGTTCTGGGGTCATGTCCAAACCTGCCGTAGCAAACGCTTCTACTAATTCTCCCACGGCTTCGACGGCGGCTCCGATGGCTTGGGTAACGGTTGCTTCGATTGCGCTTGATACCGACTCGCTGAAAGTTTCTTCTGGGATTTGAGCAGCTTCCGTGGAAGTTGTAGTCGGTTCTTCATTTATACCTTCGCTAGACTGAACGGGTGTTGGCTCGATTACTTGCGGGGTTTGTGCTTCTGTCACTATGGGCAGGGGCGTTGGTTGCGCTATTGGTGATTCTGATTGTGTCGCTGTTTCGCCTGGGGTTGTGGGCGATTGCGTTGGTTCTGGTTCTGGCGATTGCGTCGGGGAACTTTCCGTTGGCGTTGGTGATGGTGTTGCTTCTGGGGTCGGTTCTGGCTGGACGGGTTCGGGGCTAGGTGAAGGTGCTGGCGAAGGTGGCTCTGGGCTTGGTAGCGGCTCTGGCGTTGGCGTTACTACCGTTGATTCTGACGCTGGGGATTCTGTCGTTTGTGTTTGAGTTTCTGCCGGCGGTGATGTAGTTGCGTCGCTTGATTGCGTTTCTGGGGATAGCGTTGTGGGTTCTATTGGTTGAGCTATGGGAGTCGCGGCGATCGTCATAATCGGGCCGTAGAATCCCGCCCAGAATCCGTGGTCGATACCCTCTAGCGTTAGCGTCTGGCTTCCGGTGATTGTAAAGACGTAATCCCTGGCCCCATGCTTCTCGGTTACTTCGATTACCTGGTCGCCAAGCGTGATTCGGTAAGTGTCGATTACTTCCCCGCCATACCCGATTTTGTTTGTTATGTCGTTCACGACGGTAACGGTTACGACCGAGTCGGTAAAGGTGCGGGTAACGCTGCCCCATTGGTAACTAAATTGTATGGTGTCGCCGTCTTGTCTAACGTCGGCATTTGCAGGGGTCGAGAATAACCAGCCGAAAGCAAGAAGTAAGGCGATTAGGCCCCTACGCATTAGAGCGCGTTGTAAATAGACGAAGCGACTGCGCCGATCACCGCGGACGCACCGGAGAACAACCACATACGACGTTCGAGCGCACGAATCCGTAGCTCGTGGTCTTTCATGTTGCGTTCGACCCAATCGACGTGAGTCGGAATTTTCTCGTTTAGTCGCTCTACCTGTTTGATTAGTTCAATAGCCCAGGTAGGGATTTGTTCGTCATTCATTAGATACGCTCCGGAAGTCGCGTAGGTTTGTTACTAGTTTACTAGAGCCTCGGCCTCGGCCTGAGTTAGCCCAAGTGCCAGAAGCTTCGCAATACCAGAAGCCTTTGCCTCTGCCTTTGCCGTTTCCTCGGCTTCACGAGCGGCCTGGTCTGCTAGTGCTTGTGCTGCCATTGCTTCACGCTCCTGAATCTCGGCCTCGGTCAAAGGAACGATAGTCCTTTCACCTGTTTCGCAGTTGATAACTAGCTTGGTTGGGATTTCTTGAGTCATTTCTTTTCTTTCTGTTAGCTAACTGTCGTTACGCCGTCTGAACCCTTTAGCACTCCGTAAAGGGTTGCGGAAGAATACTGCATTAGGTTGAAACCTGGGTCTTGAATCAAAATGCTAGTAATAGCTGCGGTGTTGCTCCACAAATTAGCAACAATGCTTAGACCCGTTGATGTTTCGTTGCTCTCGCCCACGCTATCGCCTGAACCTGTTTTGTAATTGCTCGAAGTGTAGTTGGGAATGTAAAGCGATCCGTTTCCGAAAGTGCTACCTGTCGCAGCGTTAGAAGTTTGGTAACCAAGCAAAAATGCGTCTGATCCGCTTCCGCTGTCCGACCCCGTAGCCAAGCTTGGAATTCCATAAAGCCTTCGATACGAATAGCCCGTTGTCACGCCATTGAACTGAACCGACAAGGTGTTTCTTGGCCCCTGATCAGTTCTTGTAGAGCGAGCAGAAACAACCAAATACAAATCTGTATAAGTCTGTGGAATAGAACTAAAGGTAATGCTTGCCTGACTAGAAGCTAGTTCCTGATGTTGAATAACCTGCATTATGCGATCACCCCGTAAAGGCTAAAGGTTGAACCCGCTGCAAAGCTCCCAGCAGTTAGATAAAACTTGATTTGATTGACTGCGTTGGTATTAGCCCAGCGACCAGCCCCAGCCGTAGTGTCGGTATCTCCGTTATCTCTGCTAGATCGTGAGCGAATAAGCGTGGACTTGTGCTTGTCGGTTGCCGAGTAATCAAGGATTGACCCCTGGGCGATTGTGTAAGCTCCCGAAGTTGCCAAGCCGTAGTTGTAACCTGAAACAAAGATGTAGCTAGTGCCTGTTGTGTTGCTTCCGTAGCTTGCACCCCAGCCCGACATTCTGACATTTGAGTAGTTAGCTCCGCCGTCTGCGTTGAGTTGCATGACACATGATTGGTCGTTGCTAGTGCCAAGAATTGAGATTGAGAAGATCAGGTCACGATAGCCGCTAGGGATTGAAGCGAATACAACTTCCGAGTCTGTCCCCGTTAGGGTTATCGTTGCCAAGCTTGTGTATGTTGATGTAGGCATTATGCCGCCTTTATTCCGTAGAGGGAGAAGCGAGAGCCTGTGACCAAGTTAGAGCCGACTAGCGGCTTGATTACAATACTTGAAACGGCAGTAGTGCTAAGCCAAGCACCTGATCGCAACTCAATCGAACTCCAAGCTGCGTTCATACCGTTTAGGCTTCGAACCGTCTTGTTCTTTGTGGTTTCGAATGGGTCGAGAATGTCTGTAACAATCGCTCCAAAAGCATTAGCGGTTGAGCTGGAAACAGGCATAGCCTCGGCAAGAAATAGGCTTGTTTGCGAAGTTCCTGCGTTTGAGTAAACCGCACTACTTCCGCCGAAGTTGTAACCGCCCAAGCCGTGCCGAGTGTAGTTGCTTCCTGTATCGGAATTGAACTGCAAGATTACGGGGTCGCTGTCTGCACCGCCCCTGTCGGTTCGGGTCAGGATTCTCAACTGCAAGTGCTGATAAGTGCTTGCATAGCTCGATAGCGAACTGAAAGTAACAGAAGAAGTGGAGCTGCCGAGCGTCTGCGTTTCGAGTAGGTCAAAGCTACCAGCCGCAGCCGATACCCCTGCGGTTGCAAAGAAACCTAAACCAAAAGGCATTAGACGGTAATCTTTCCGATGACTCGGTAAGTGTTAGCGGCAGTCTTGATAACCTGCGCACCGTTGTATTGCTGGTCAATCTTGAAGGTTACGGCGGTTCCTGCGGTTCCTGCACCTGCCCAGGAAGTTACGCCCGTTCCTGCGGCCAGGGTAACGGTTCCCGAAGTGTCACGGATTACGTTTAGCGAATCGCCCGTGGATAGCACGTCTGGGATAGTCACGGTTACGGCAGCGGTTCCGGTAACGATAATGGTTCCGTTGTCCAGACCTGCCACGGCGGTATAAGCCGCGCTAACTGCGGTGGCCCCAAAGACCATAGTTGCGGTGTTTACGTTTAGGGTTACGCTACCCGAAGTTCCGCCACCGGTTAGACCTGTTCCTGCGGTTACGGCGGTGATGTCGCCCGTGGCAACCGGCTCCCAGGCTGCTCCCGTGTAGACCTCTGTGGAGTTAGTGTCCTTTAGGTATGACACCATACCTTCGGATACGGCGGTTCCTAGCGTGGTCGACCGGTCGGTAGAGTCGTCATAGACCTGAACGACCTGATCCTGCAAGTAGCCCTGAACGTCTGCCGCCGCGAGAATGTCCCCTGGGCTAAATACTTTACGGCCTAATCCAGCCATGATTCTCCTTAGAACGCTAAAGCGTATAGGTCTAGTTTACCGAACTCTGCGTCGTCTAGCACTAGTAGCGCGGTGTCGAGAGTTGCGAAACTTAGCTTTACGCTATGGGTTATTTGATTGCTTCCGTGTGATACCTGGATTACTTCCGCGTAGCGGTCAATCGCTGGCGGGATACCGTTAGGCGTGAACTTGATTCGAACGACCGAGCCGATTTCCAAGTTCAAGATTTGTAGCTGTTGCGCCGTGGTTAGCTCGTCTAGCTGAACTTCCAAAGTGCGGAAGCGGTATTCGGGGTTGGCGTAGAGCGAGCCTAAGTAAGAAGCCAGCGCGTCTACGTCGGCTTGCGCCTGAATCAGTAGGCCCGTCTGGGTTAGGTTCAATACACCGTATTCGGCTTGCGAAGTTGAGTCGATGGCGATAGCGGTTCCGCCCGTTGCACCTACGACGATTTCGTTGTAGAGCGTTTCCGATCCGTATTCGATACCAAGCTGGTTATAGGTAATTCCTGTTCCATCGTCCGCGAAGGTAACGCCACCGGACTCTGCTGCCGTGCGTCGGTCTTTGAATACGACGTGGCCGTCCTTGCCAATGAATAGCGCGCCTGGCTCCGAGCGGGTAACGGTTTGTAGGTATTCCAGAACGTTCGTATCCTGCGCCACGGTGTCGCTCGAAATAGTTGTAAATCCTGTTTCGATACTGCGGCTTTCAAGGGGCCAGCTAACCGAAGCGTTAGATAGCACTACGTCGATACGCTCACCGGTCTTCTGCGACGTGAAAGTCTGCGCGTCTAGGGTCTGGTTAGAGAAATAGACGAACGCGTCGGAAGCGGCGGCCGACACTAGGCTTTCGCCGTTTGGGGAATACGAGAAGTTCCAATCGTCGATCACACCGACGAAGGCGTATTGGTTGTCGTAACTAATACGAATTGCTCGCTTCGGGATAATCTGCCCGTAGAAGGGCGAAGAAGTGAACAATGGGTCAAAGATACGTTCGCGGTTTTGTAGCACGACGTTAGCCAACCCAGGGTCGTATACGTCCACTTCTCGGTTCTTGCCACGGTCAATCGAAACGCTGATTAGGTATTCGGTTACGTCGTAGAAGATTTGTCCGCCGAGTGGGTATTGCGTGTTATCTAGTAGACCTTTGGTTGCGCTATCGAGCGTGAATAGCGGGGCGTTCGCTCCCGTAATGTCAAAACCAATTTCTACTTTCGGAACGGGAATAGACATTAGATAGCCACCGCCGCTAAGCGTCCGCCGTTAGCCGTGTATTTGTTGATGGCGTTTGCGATAACCGCACCAACCTGGGCGGTCGATTGAGTCTGATCCGTCTTCACGTTCACGTTGATAACGGTAGCGGGTTGCGAAGCCGTTGCGGGGTTAGCGGAGTTAGTAGGGATAGTGGGGAACTGCGTGGCATAGGTTCCCTGCGATTGGCCTAGTGCCTCGTCTATGTTGAACTCAAAGCCCGTGGCCCCGAAGGACTTGCCCGAAGCACCCTTGGCGTTAGGGCTTGTTTCCGCGATGGTTTCGTCGGCTACGCCCCTTAGCAAGTTACGGAACGACTTTACGGTCGCCGCTAGTCCGCCTAGCTTGCCGTCCATTTCGGTAATCGCGTTATCAAAGTCGGTCGTGATGTCGGTAATAGAGTCTTTTAGCGCGGTAGCCGCGTCGTTTAGCGACTTGGTGTAGTCAAGGTAGTTCTGCTCTAGTGCGTCTAGAAGCTGCTGGTTAGTGTCCTCGAATAGGGCAACTAGTTCTTGGGTTGCTAGGCCCTGCTTCTCGTATAGCTGATTGGCCAGAGCGTCTGCACCGCTACCAGCGACGGTTTCAATTTCCTTGAATAGTGCCTGGACTTCGCGGATAGTTTCTGGGCTACTTGCTAGTAGGCCCTCGGCTAGTGCGATACCGCCCGTTTCACCGGTGGAAATAATCTGCTCGATGAAGGTCTGCGAGAAGCCGGCTTCGAGTAGCTTTGCGCTAGTGTCCAGAACCTTCTTGTTAGAAGCGATCTTCGCGCGAAGGTTGTCCAGGTAAGCCTTTACGGGGTCGCCCTTTGTGAACACCTCGGTAAACGCCGTGCCTACTTCTTCGGCTGCCTTCTTAGCTTCGTTGAAAGAATCTAGGCGGGCTTGCTCTACTTCCGCGAAGTTAGATAGGAAGGTAGAAACATTGAACTGCGCGATTGACTTATACGCGTCGCGGATTCGGTTCTTCGACTGCTCGATAATGTCGGCTAGGCGGTTGCCGTAGTCCTGGCGAATCTTTAGCTCGTTCTCTAGAAACGCCTTGTCCGCTGCGGTTACTGCCTTTGTGTAGGACTTCTGCGCGTCTGCTACTCGCTTTTGCGCGTCCTGAATAATCTTCTGAACCTTCTTGCGCGCTTCTGCAAACTGCTCGGCAGGGGTAGGGCCAGAAGTCGTGGTGGTGGTTTCTTCGGTGGTGGTGGTTTGTGGCTTGTAGGTTCCAGCCTTACCGCCATTCATGTAGTAGGCAAGTTCACGCTGGGCGTTTACTAGCTTCTCCGCGTCAATACGGGTATCGCCTAGCTGGGATCGGTAGTTCTTTAGGTTTGGGATTGAGTTGGCTAGAGCGTTCTTGAACCGGTTAGCTTCACCTGCCGAACTAGATAGACCGGTCTTGGTCTGCATTAGTTCGTCGTTTACCTTGATTAGCTGCTGGCGGTAGGAATTGACTTCGATTCCGCCCTGCTTGATTTTTTCGACTAGCTGGATTTGCTTTTGCTCTAGCGCAAGCGAAGCGTTCGTAGCGTTCTTGATTGCCTGGGTTGCAGGGGTTACTTCCTTCGTAAAGGCAATTACAGCGGCGGTAGTTAGGCCCAGAACGGTTAGTAGCGCACCGATCGGTGTAGCTGTCAAGGCCGTGCCAAACAATAGGACGGCAGCGCGCGCGGCGGTGGTTACGGTAGTGAATATCTTGATAGCTCCATAAAGCGTAGTTAGAACGCCCGTCACAGCTACTATCTGATTCCAGTTCTCTATTAGATTCTTAGTAAAGTCGAAGAAGCCCTTTACGCCGTCTACGACCGCCTTAGTCAAATCTCTTACCGCTTGGGTTCCCTGCGGTGAAGCGAGCCAAGTAGTGAATTCCTTGATTAGCGGAATAATCTCTTTGCGGAATACCTCGGCTAATTGTTGAAAGACTGGGGTTAGAGCTTTGCTAATCTCTGGGGTAAGGGCCACGACCTCGTTAGCCAAGTCGTCGAACACCGGCAATAGAGCTTCGCCTACGGTTTCGTAAACGTTCTCAAACGCCAGCTTCATCTTGTCGGAAGCCTTAGCAGTTGCCTGGGCGGTTCCGCCTACCTGCGATTCGATGGCTTGCAGGATTAGGTCTTGCGCCTTTAGGGTCTGGCCAGATTCGACCAGAACCTTGATGTTTTCCTTCTCTTGCTTCGTAAAGGTAACACCGGAACGGGTTAGTGCGGTTAGGCCCTTGATCGGGTCTTGCAGGGCTTTACCAAGCTGGGTGGCGTTGGTTTCTGCCGAACCGAATCCTGCGGCCGCTAGGTCTAGTGCGGCCATCGTTGCGCGGTCGAAAGCTCCGCCCGCTTCGTCTGCGCTTCCTGCTAGTTCCTTGAAGGTAAGAAGCTTGGACTGCGTGAGCTTGATGGTTTCTGCGTCGATAGCAAGATTGACTTCATTCGCTTCCGCGAGCGCAATAAGGCGGTTAGTTACGTCTGCGGTCTGCGAGCCAAATAGCCCCATAGACTTCGCGACTTGGCCTAGTCGGTTGTCTGCCTGGCGGACGTTCTCGGCTGCGTCTACGGCCTTAGAAGCAAAGCCCGCAACTGCTACACCGGCACCGATTACGGCGGCGGATACGGCGGCAAACGCAACACCTAGACCTTTGCCCAGATTGCCTAGTTCTTGTTGCGCGTCGCGAACGCCCTTATCGTCCCATACGGACTTTAGCGTTACCTTTACATTTCCAGCCATTAGAACCTTCTGTTTAGCTTGCGATAGAACTTATCCAAAACGCGGGTTTCAAGTTCCTTAGCTACTTCGTCAATTTTACTCTCTAGTGCAGGCCAAGCGTAGCGAGAAGCGGCCCCCGTCAGGTTGCGAATAAAAGTCTGGCCTTGGGTCGTAACTTTGTGGCGACGCTTTACGATTTCACCTGAACGGTTGCGGTAGTAATACTCACGCGAAATAGGTCTGCTCTTGTTCACGCGACCCGCCATGTCTGCCATAGACACCGCTGGCGATCGCACGACGATTTTTGCTAGTGAAGTATTTAGCGAACGGCCCGTTGCTTTCATCGCGCTATTTATGGAAGTAGCGTCTGGGGCGATAGCCTTAGAAGCCCTAAGCCCTGCGCCGTGCCAGCGTAGGCGACCCTCGTTTATCGAGTAGTTACCGGTCTTCTTGTTGAAGACGACGCTACCCATACCGCTCATGGGTGGCTTGCTAGGAATGTTCTTCTTTATCTGGGCTTCGATTGGCTTTGCGATAGAACGAATTTCCGAGCGGATAGATTTCAGAAGTTCTGGCTCGACTAGCTTTAGGGCGGCGTTTATGCGCTTGATGTCTTGAGCCGATACTTCGCCACCTAGAAACATAAACCGACTCCTTGTTTCTTCAAGTCTACCAAAAGCAAAACCCCCGCGATTAGCAGGGGTTATGCCGAGTGTTTCCAAATCAAGTAGCGGCCCATAGTCCAAAGCATACGATCGGATTCTTGCATAAGAACCGATGGGGCTATGCCCGTTTCGACAGCAAGGCCGGCGATAAACCAATGGGACGACTTATCGCCAAGCCCTACTATTTTGGGTCTTTAGCGGAAGCTCCTACGCTCTCGACCGTTTCTAGCCATGCTTCGAAGTCCAGGGCGGTCTTGTTCTGTCGCTTTAGCGACGTGTGAGCTAGGAATAGCAAGTGGGTTAGCTTCATTTCCTTATCGAGTCTGGATACGCTGATGTCGTATTTTTCCTCGAATTTGACTAGGTCAATGGCTGAAGCGGTAACCTCTAGCTGGGTTCCGTCTACTTGTTCGATTGTAAGGTTGATTCTCATTCGTAGGTTTCCTTCCGAGAATTACGCGGTTGCGCGGGTTACTGCGCCAGATACCGGCCAAGTGACGTTAGCTACTGCTAGATCGCCAACTGCGCCCGAAACCGGAGTCAAGTTGTTTACGTTCACTACGAAAGTGTAGCTTGGGTTGGAAGACGATACTGCGGTTCCGTTTGGCTTTACGACAACGGTAGCAGCAGAACCAAACAAAGACCATAGGCCAGAGTCGATTGCGGCAGCGGCGTAGTCCTGGTGGAACGATACGGTGAAGGTTCCAGACTTTAGGCCGTTGGTGGAAGTGCGCCAAGCAGACCCAAACGCGGTGGTGTCTACTTCGTCGGCAGAAACGGAAATTTCTACCTGGTTGATGTTCGCCGAGTAGTCAGTCCCGCCAATGGTGGTAATAACGTCGGTGAGAACTAGCTTTGCCATGTTTTCTCCTAATTAGCTTGCAAGCACTCTAACGGCGAACTCCGCCGCTAGATAGGTGGTGTCGTTTACCAGAACGCTTCCGTAAGACGACATCTCGGTAACCACGCAGTCATAAGCGTAGCCACCAAGATTCCTATTCGATTCTATCGCACCCCGTATAGACGACGCGGAATCGCTAGAGCAGTAAGCGTCTAGATTGCGCTGGGCTGATCGCTCGTCTACACGACCGACGAGAACCTGGACGGCGAAAGTGTATTCCGCCATGCCGTTCTTGAAGTCTTGGTGATACTCGACGCGGACTAGCTGAACGATTGCGATCGGCGGGTTCGGGTTGTCTGGAATGTCTACTGAAGTGCGTAGGCCAGAAATGGTTGCTAGGTTGTTGCAGATACCGGTTCGCAGTTGTTGAATGTCTGCCATTAGGCCATTCTCACTTTACGGAAGCCGTCTACTAGCTGGGCCACGTCTGGGTCTAGGCGAGTGCCGACGCGCATAGAACCAAGCTCACCGGAGATAATTCCTAGCGGGCTGTCTAGACGCTTATAGATACGGGAAGCTTGAATAACGGTTGCCTGGGTAACAGCGATTGGAACCGAGCTGTAACCAAACACGCCTGTAACCTTCACGCTTGCTTCGCCGTTTAGGGTCTGGAACAAGTAGTTACCGATCGCGCGGATACGGGTATAAGGGGTCGGCTGCGAATCTGCTAAACCGTTTAGCGGCTCTAGCTGGTAGTCCTCGGAAGTCCAAGCGATGTTATAGCTGGACTGCGTTTCGTCGCTGTTTGTGTAGATTGAAGTTAGGGATACCAGATCGTCGATGTCGCATAGGTAAGAATCGCGTGGTGAGTAGTAGCGGACTACTGCGGTGCCGGTCGAGTAGAAGACGCGGTTGCAGTAGGAATCCATCGCACGGGAAGCGGACTCTACCGCCATCTCTAGAAGGCTGTCGTCCACGTTATCCGTGATTCTTAGTCCGGCCTTAACTTGTGCGAGCGTCGCGTAGCCATTAGTGATTGCCATACGTCTATTCTACCTTCCTAGCCTTTGCTTGATTTCGGTAGAGCTAATGCCTTTGGTATAGGGAATGTAGATAAGGCTTATGCTTCTTTCGTCTAGCCAATCCTGGGAGAATCCCATTTGCTTATAGTAATCCTTACGCGCCCAATCCGAACCGATGGCAATAACGTTCGGGGCCACGGCTTCAATGGTTGAAGTCGAATCTTTGCCGTCGGTATTTGGGACGACACGGGAAACGTATGTGCAAGCAAGCAACACCTTTGCACGATCCGCGTAGCTTATGACGGGCGGCTTGCCTTTGTATTCGGCTATAAATTCGTCGGTGTTTAGCGCGACCGTTACTTCGCCTAGTTCCGAACAAGTCCTTAGAAACTCGACGTGACCCGCGTGGAATAGGTCGAACGTCCCGCCGGTGTAAACCTTTAGTCCCATCGGTTCTCCCTTCGCACGTTTAGCGACCAACCGATAATGCCCTTATTGTTGGCAACCACCTTATTCCTGAACACCGAGTTATTACGGGAATAGGTCTTGGCGTTCTGGGTTTCGTATCCGCTTTGTAGCGTTGAACTATTGTCGTGATACACGCGCGCGTTTATGGTGTTGAACTCTACGCCGAGTTCTCGCATACGCCATTCGTATTCGTCGTCGTCAAAGTAGATCGGGTGGAATACTTCGTCCCATAGGCCCGCCTTTGCTACGCTGCCTTCAGTCGGAATGACGCACGACCACTTAGGCGAAATGTTTAGGAAGTTGAACTTGTTGGTATCGACTTCCCTAGCGATGGTTTCTAGCGCGCCTGGTTCGAAGTGTGCGTCGTCGTTAGGGATAACCCAATAAGGCGAATGTGGCGTGGACTTGATAATTAGGTTCCAGGCCCCGTTAGCACCTAGTCCGCTTGGCACTCGCAATAGCCAGACGTTCTTTACGTTGTCATTTACCTTCGGCTCGAATACCTTTTTGCCGGAGTTGTCCACGATTACTAAGTGTTCGACGGGGTAGTCGATGGAATCTAGTAGTCGTTGCGCTAGGTCAAACCTAGATAGCGTCGCGAAACCTAATACGGGGATCATAGGTTCTCGGCTAGAAACGGCTTCCAATACTGCTGATAGACGGCTTCCGCTTCGAATTGCTTAGCGAATTCTACGCTTGCCTTAGAAACCCCTCTATCGGCTTCGTATGCCTGTTCAAGCGCGGTTACTAGGGAAGGCACTAGCGGAATCTGGAAGAACGACGACTGCGCTTCGTCCCAGAACGGCTGGCCATCTACCAACCAAGAATCCGAACCAAGTAGTTCTGGGGTTGCCGCCCAATTAGAACCAATGACACGGGTTCCGCAAGCCTGGGCTTCGATAGCTGGAACGCCAAAGCCTTCGCCGTAAGAAGCGTGTAGCAGAACGTCCATCGCGGAATAAAGCCCCGCCATTTCCTCGGACGTGTAGCCATAGCGAAGCTTGTGCGGATCAGGGAATAAGACCGCGTCTTCTGGTAGCCCTACGGCTTTCATAAGGGTTGCTAGGTGGAATCCGCCGAAGACCCTAGACGGCTCGGCGTGAATGTATAGATACGCGTTCGGGTGCTTGCGTCGGAACATCGCGAAGGCTAGTAGGTTCTCGGCGTATGCCTTGCGGTGAATCGAGCCGTTCGCCTTATTGGCGGCCACCATACCGACGATAAAGTCGTCTTCACCTACGCCCATGTATTGCTTTAGCGAATAGCCTTCGATGTTGTCGGTCGGCTTGTAGGTGGTTGTATCTACGGCGTGGGGAATGTAGGTCGAGTCTACGCCGATGGCTTCGAACTGCCTTTGCCCAAACGGACTCATTGAAATAGTTTTTACGTTCGGTCGCTTAGCCCAAGCCGCAACCTTTGGCGGAACGGATAGGTGGTCTACGGGAGTCCACGACCAGAACTTTAGGTCTTCTAGGTGTGGCACGTCTAGGTAAACCCAAGCGTCGTAGAGCGTGAGGATTGCGTTTGGAATTTCACGTCCGGCTAGGAAGTGCTTGTGGTGCGTTTCCAGAACGTCGCCCGAATAGAGCGTGTAGCCACGGGGATAGTGTGCGATCGGGCCGTGCTTGGTTTCAAGCGTAGAGATGTTGCCTTCTAGCCCGAAGTTAGATAATGCGGCAACGTCGTAGCCGTCGCGCTTTAGGCGTTCGGCTAGTAGTAGGCCCTGGACTCCGTAGCCCGTAGGCGAGCCTGGGGAATTGCTTGCGAGTGAAATTGCGCCGTAGGTTGTCATGCGTTTAGCCTAGCAAATAAAGATAGGCCCCGTGCAACCTACAACACGGGGCCTATCAGTTTGTTACAAGGGATTAGCTAGCTGCACCCTTGAAGGCTGAAACGTGAGCCTGGTGGGTTAGTGCGCCGTCTAGACGGATCAAGAAACGCCAGGTGGTCAGGTCGTTTGCGAAAGCGTAGTCCTGTGAAGACTGAACCTGGATTCCACCTGCAAGGCGAACCTTGTAGGACTCTAGGTCACCGAACAGAACGGACTTTGCACCGGTAGCGATAGCTGCAACGTGTGGGTTCTCCACGACGCGGAAGCCAGCGAAGGTGTCAGGGTAGCCAACGCCTACCTGGTATAGGTAGTTGCCAGCGGTGTCCTTTAGCTTGCGCATAGCACCGATGGTCTGGCCGTTTGCCATGAAACCAGCGGAAGGCAGACGACGAACCGCACCGTTTACCGAGTAGGCAAGGTCGATTAGGTTGTCGGCGGTGAAGGCACCCGATACGCCGGTTCCGCCGGTAACGCCGGTGCCAGCTGCGGTAGCGATACCCTCTGGCTGGACGGTTCCGGTTCCGGTGGTTAGAGCGGAGTTTACTGCGTAACCAATAGCGTTACCAGCCTGCTTAGCTAGGTGAGAAGCTAGGTCGAAACCTGCGTCGGTAACTAGCTCGTTGGCTGCCTGGATTAGGAAGCCATACTTGTATGCGCCCAAAGTGATTGAGCTGTAAGTAGGCTCCGAAGCCGAGATAGCCGAACCCTCTGCGGTTAGAGCAGCGGTCGAGTAAGCGGTAAGGGTTGGAATGGTTAGGTCTTCGCCCGAAGTGGTGGTGATCACGTCGGAAACCTCTAGCATTGGGCCGGCTAGACGTGCTACGTCGAATACCTCGTCGTAGAAGGACTTTGGAACGGTGTTGTCCGAAGTAACTAGAGCGGCGCGCTTTGCGAACTCGTGTGAGCGAGCCTCGCCGTTTGCTAGTCCGCGGAAGATGTCGCTGTTTGAGCGAGCCTCGGAAACCGAAGGAATGAATCCCTTAGCGGCTACGGAAGCCTCGACCTTGCGAGCCTCTGCGCGGGTTGCTACCTCGATGGACTCGTCGGCCTTGCGAATGTCGGCCTCGATACGGTCGATCTTCTGCAATTCCTCAGAATCTAGTCCGCGACCCTCGGCCTCTGCCGAGTCAATGACCTCGCGAATTTGCATGGTCAAGTTTGCGCGGAGTTCGTGCTGAGCCTTGATGAACTCTGACATTATTTCTCCTAAATTGAATGTAAGTAATTAGTCGCGCTGACGCAGACCAAAACGGCTAGAGCTAACTCACACGCCTAGTTCTAGTTTATAGCACTACTGCATACTCGATAAAAAGAAGAACCCCGCCGGTGAAAGGGGAAGACCGGCGGGGAGAAGCGTAAGCTTGGCGACTATCTAGTTTCAGTCGGCTTGGTCACACGTGCTTCTTTTGCCTCGCCAGCGAAGGCGGGAGTGTCAATGGCGACAACAGCGTCGGCCATTGAGTCTGCTAGGTCTGCGATGGCCCCGCTGATCGGGTTGCCCGCAACCTCTAGGATTGCTTTTTTGATCTGCTCTTTGGTAGCCATTTAGATTCCTTTGATTAGTAGTTCGAGCTTCTTCTTCTTGAGTGCAAGCATACCCAAGTCGCCCGAAGGTTGTGCAACTTCTTCCGAAGGTGCTAGGTCGTTGATTACGCGAGATAGCATGGCGGCTTCGTCTACGGAGATAGTCTGGCCGTCTTCAATCTTTAGTAGCGCGTCCGCTAGTGCGTCTGCGTCGATGTTGTTTCTTTCGGCTACCTTATCTAGCCCGCGAACCTGGGCGGTTCCGTTGGTGCTTGGGTAGGCAGGGAAGGCGACACCGGTAGAAACTTCCATTAGGCGAACGCTCTTTAGGGTGCGCTCGGTTCCATCGTTAGACCAAGAATCCCCGCCCGCTGGAACGGTGAATCCAAAGCTGAAACCTGTTACGTCACCGCGCTGAATCGAAACCTTTGCGTCGCGTCCCCATGAGTTATCGGGCAACGTAGCCATTACGCGCAAACCAATTTCGTCTTCCTTTAGGGTTAGGGTTCCCGCACGGGTCGAGCCTAGAACCATGTCGGTATTGTGGTTCCAAAGAAGCTTGATGTCGTTGCGCGAGTTGATGGAACGCTTGAAAGCACCTGGCTTGATACGCTCGATAAAAGGTAGCGGTTCGCTTGGCTCGTTGAATCTGGCGGCGTAGCCCGTTAGGGTCATACCTTCGCCGTCTTCGCGGACTTCGAACTCGTTAGTAAATACACGAGTTTCTATCTTTGACAATGCTTCGCCTTTCGCTCGGCCTTCGTTTTCTTCTTCCATTCTACTAACCACACCCTCGGCATACGCCAAAGCACGGCGAGCGGCTGCCTTAGACGGCCCCGATCCCCAAAGCAAATGGGCAACTACGCCAGGACTAGGATAATCAGGGGAATCAGGTCTAGCGGCGGGCGAATCCAAATCAACAAGGTGACGGCTAATCCAAGCCCGAATCCGAACCCACTTATCTGCCGTGACATTTCCCGCCGCCATAGCGCGAGCTTCTCGGATAGTTGCTTCCACCACTCCATCGCCAGCCTTGCCTTCTTCGTAGTAGCGCAAGCCCTGTCTGGCTGCGGCTCTCATGTAGGCCGGTGGGGTTAGGTTTACTTCCCTAAGTTCGGTTTCCTCGACTTCGATTTCCTCGTCGTCGTGTTCTTGGTAGCTTCCGCCTGGTTCGATACCTTCGGCGACAGATACGCCGACCATCGCGTCGATAGCAGATTGCTTATCTTTGTGGCAAGAAACTTGCTTGCCGTCTTCTTTTACTACGGCCCACCCTGCGCACTCCGGCGATTCGTCCCAAATAAAATAAGGCATCAGTCTTCTTTCACTACTAAAACGTGTAACTCGCAGTCGGCCGTATCTGCAACCGCATAAAGCGAGTCGCCTGGGCCGATTGTAATTTGGCTAGTTAGAGTCGCTTGCGCGTGTATGCCGTTGTCCGCCGTTACGTCCGAACCGCCAATGTAAACGTTTGAGTTCAAGGCGTGTTCGTGGTTGTGTATGCAAACGTGTTGCGCCATAACATCTGGCGCGACAATTTGAACCCTTGTCAGGCCGACTGAATACTGCGCCGTGGTTATTGGCATTAGTTAGCCTCGTAAACGCCCTGCGGGTCTTCTGGGTCTATCTGCGCTACGCCTTGAAGCATTACGCTTGGAACGCCGGTGTGCTTGATTTCTGGCAGGTCTAGGGCTGCTAGGACTTCCTTCGGATCGTAACCCGCGGTAACTAGACGGTTCGCCATAAGAACCTTCTTATCTTCCGCGACGATACCTGCGTCGGTAATTGCGATGTTCGCAAGCGGAACGCGGGCGATGTCGCCACCCTCGACCGGTGGTAGGTCTTCTAGTCGGCGAACGTCGTTTACGGTTAGCCAACCAGACTGCAAGCCGTTTGAGTAAGCGGCGAAGCGCGAGTTTGAATCACCGCGTAGAAGGCCGTCCATGCTGAAACGGATAAACGCGTTTTCGCCACCGGCTTCGGCAGATAGCAAAGTAGAGAACGCGCCTTCGAGCTTCTGCACGATTGGCCTAAGCGTCATGGAAGTAAAGGCGATGTTGTTCTGCTCGACCGATGAATAGGTGTTGGTTCCAGGTAGGCCGAGTAGGTGCGGTGGAATGTTGAACGCACGGGCTACGTCCTCGACCGCCATACGGCGCGAGTCGATGAATTGGGCGGCGTTGTTGTCTACCTGATCGCTGACAAACTTCGCACCGCCAGATAGAACGCCGACCTTGTGCGCCTTCTTGAATCCGCCGTGGCGACTAGAGAACGCGTCCGATAGGTCTTTGGCTTGTTCTGGCGATAGGTTGCCTGGGAACTCAATGTGGCCCGCCATAGTTACGCCCTGCCCGAAGTAGCGAGCGGCGAAGGACTCTAGCGCGATAGCCAAACCAAAGTTTTCCTTTAGTGCTTCCACACGGGATACGCCACGAATCTGACCTGGCTTTAGCACGTCTACGATGTGAAGAACCTGCTCGGACGAAAGAAGCTCGTCGTGGGATTGAACGCGGAACATAACGCGACCGATACCGTTGCGGACTACCTCTACGTCGGTAGGGTTTAGCACCACTAGGTTTAGGGGCTTGCCCTGCGAGTCGCGGTAGACGCGGATAAACGCGTTGCCGTCAAGAAGCATAGAAACAATGACGGCGTTATAGAACGGCTCTTTAGAAACTAGGTCTACGTCTGGGCGGGTTACCCAGGCTGGACGTGGGCGGAACGGACGACGCTCGCCGTCGATACGGATAAACGCGTCAAGTGGCAGGGTAGAAATGGTGTCGGCGATCAAGGATACGGCCGAGTAAATTGCGTTTACCTTGAACACGGTATCCGGTGTGACGTAGGTTCCGGATTGAGTTCCGATGATTACGTCTTCGCCAGAACCCCATAAGGTTTGGAAACTGATTGACCGCCTGTTTAGCAGTCTGTCGATAAAACTTGCCATGTCCGCCCTAAACGAAGAATTGTGGAACCAAAGGCTCGTCTTCTATTCTACCCACCGTTGCACGGTCGAAGGATAGCACGGCTGCTACGGCCGCGTCGATACGTCTTTGAGAAGCCCTGTTTTCTTTCACAATACGGGGGCCTAAGTTGTCCACCTTTACTACGGCGTTAGAAATGTGACGGGCTAGAAGTGGGTTGCCGTCGTGAATAACCTTCTGATCGACGACCGCGTCGTAGAACTTCGCGCAAGCTGGAACCATACGACGGGCGTTAGTAGATGGGTATTCGACAATGGGATAGCCTTCGTCTTGTAGCACTTGCATAGTTCGCGTCCAGCGGTAAGGGTCGCAAGCGATTTCCTTTACGTTCGGGTGCGCTTTTACGAACTGCCTAATCGTTTCTTCGACTTCCAGAACATCTACGCGCCAAGTATCGTCATGAATTGTTGCGTCCTTTTCCCACGCTCCCACGATTCCAATTTGCGGAACGTCCTCGATAGTCGTATAGGTGACGACCGTAGCGTCCCCGCTAAACGACCCGTCAAGGCCCAGAATGTAGTCTTTGTCCCCTACTTCCGTTTCGCCAGCGCAAGCGTCCCACGTCCCCGTTGGTAGCCAGCTAATCTGGGAACTGACCCATTGGTTACACCGCTTGGTTCTAAATTCCGCTTCTTCCGTTCGCCTAACTACTGATTCGAAGTCTTCGGCCGAACAAATGTCCCCGAAGCCTGGGTTAGAAACTTCCCAAGTTGAAGGCAAGCGATGGTCGGCTTCTGCGTCCGCTTCCCACCAAGCCATGAAGAACGTGGGGTCGTCTACTTCCTTACGGGCTATCTTTTGCCCGTATTGGTAAAGCGTGTAGCAGATTGAGTCTTTGCCATCTGCGCCGGTCTTCACGCCCGCGGTGCTAATGGCGATAAGCGTCGAAAGCCGTCCGCGCGAACCCTGGGCTTGTGACATTACGTCGAATAGTTCGCGTGTCGGTTGTGCGTGTAGCTCGTCAAAGATTGTGGCAGAAGGGTTTAGACCTTCTTTGGAATAGGCTTCGGCGGATAGAACGCGATACACCGAACCTGCTTTCGGGAGTTCGATTGCGTCGCGATAGAGCTTTGTAATCGCGCTTAGTTCGGGTGACGCTTCGATCATTCGCTTAGCGTCGGCAAATACGATTCGGGCCTGTTCCTTTTCGGCTGCGACCGAATACACTTCTGCGCCCCTAGCCCCAAGTATTAGCGAGTAAAGACCAAATACCGATCCGATTGCAGACTTGCCGTTCTTGCGTGGCATACCAATAAGTGAAACGCGATGGCGATAACCGCTGTCGTCACCGGCAAAGACGTGACGGATTAGTTCCTTTTGCCACTCTCTCAAAACTAGCGGCGACCCCGCGCGACCGGCTATCGAGTCCTTAGTGATAATTCCAAACGCTTCGGCAAAGTCGATTACTACTTCCCCGTCGCCGTTGAGTAGGTCGCTATTAGGAACCGGAGTTAGCCACTTCGGGGGCCACACGTTGTTCCTTTCGTGCCATTAGTTCTTCGAGTTTTGACATGGCCTTTACTTCCGCTACGCCTAGTTTGCTTCTATCGCTTGGGGTAAATCCTAGTAGCGATAGGTTAGAAATAATTTGGCGATCTAGTTCTCGAAGGCCGCGGCGAAGTCTTGCGTCGTCAGTCTGCATTACTTTCACGCGTAGGTTCCAGCGTTCGTCAATCATTTCGCAGGTCATTAGCAAAATCTCAAAATCGGTATTAGGGCTAATCCAATTCAAGCCCTGTTCCCAAACCTTGTCCCATAACTCGCGACCGTATTTGAGTAGCGGCCGAGATGGTTCTGGAGTTTCCGAAACGCCTGGCAAAATTTGAAGCACGCCCTGTTCTGGCAACGGGCGACGGCCTGGATTACCAAGTAGTCGCTTTTGCTCTATCGGCTTTTGTGGTCTACCGGCTGGCATTGACTAACTCCGCCTTTTGGCCCGTTAGATTTTCCCAACGTTGGATAATAACGTCGCAGTATTTAGGGTCTAATTCAATAAGCGAAGCCTTTAGACCCAGCTGCTCGCAGGCGATCAAGGTAGAGCCGGAACCACCAAACGGGTCTAATACTCTATTGCCGCTAACCACACTGTTTTTTAGCAATTTAGCAACTAGAGCAATTGGCTTCATGGTTGGATGAAGCTGGCTACTCTTTGGTCGCTTTTCCCTTACTACGCTGGTAGTTTCAAATGCGGATGTGAGGAACTCGATTAGTTCTTGCTTGCTGGCTTTTACCCAATCACGTTTTTCAAATTCAACAACCGTTGTATTAGTAAATGGGCCATACCAAGAATGAGCTGCGCCTGGTTTCCAACCATAGAGTATTGGTTCGTGCTGCCAATTGTAATCTCGCCGGCCCAAAACTAAACTATCTTTTACCCAAATAATGCACTGCTTCAAAAGCCATCCAGCCTTTTCCATATTGTGTCGAAAAGCCTCGCCTGCGCTGTCGGCATGGCAAACATAAATAGGGCCACCCTCTTTGGTGTTTTCAACCGCTGCTTTGTAAAACTTAAAAAGAAATTCGTCGAATTGGGCATCGTCCATATCGTCGCTTTTTATTGTCAGCTTTTCTTTTGTCTTACCAACATAAGCCACGTTATACGGAGGATCGGTAAAAACACAGTCGGCTAAATTTCCGTCTAGCGAAAGACTGATAACTCTTGCGTCGGTGCTATCTCCACAAACGAGACGGTGCTGACCTAATTGCCAAATGTCGCCCAATTGTGCAGTAGGTGTATCTGACAATTCTGGGGCTTCGTCCTCAAAGGTTTCAATGTCAATGAGTGGAATCTCTGGAACCTCAAAACCAAAGCCGGCAACCTGAATTCCGACTTCATCTAGTTCGCGAAGTTGTTGCTCTAGCACTTCCTGGTTCCAAGTAGCTAACTCTGCCGTGCGGTTATCTGCTAGGGCAAAAGCCTTTATGCGATCAGCGTCCCAATCTGCCGGAACCCTTACCGCCTCAATCTCCGTCCAGCCCAGGGCCTTAGCCGCAGTGACGGTTCCGTTGCCGGCGACTATGACGTTGTTCTGATCTATGACTATTGGCTTGCGCTGGCCGAACTCTTGTAGGCTGCCTTCGATTGCCTTTAGGTTTTTATCATCGTGAGCGCGAGCGTTGTTTGGGTCGAGCGTTAGTTTCTCGATGGCAATTTTTTCAAGCTTCATTGTTTCCCGTTTCTCTATTGACTAGTTGCATGATGTATCTAGGCGACCATGCTGCGCCTGGGGTCTTGTTGTCCAGCATTTCTATTAGCGCAATAATTCGCTGGCGTTCTCTACTTTCACCTTGCTTGCGGTAATACTCGCGAGTGGCCTCTGCCTTGTCGTTGTATGCCATTATCCTTCTTTCGGTTCTATCAGTTGTAGCAACTTCGCCATAAGTTCTTCGTCCAAGTGCGTTTTTAGAATTTGTAAAATCCGTTTACGTTCTGCGAGCATTGAATTGTGATAGCCGGCCCGCCAGCCGACCATGTAAGCTTCCGCGCTATCTGACACTTGCTTCGGCCTTCCATCTAAGCCAACGTTTGTGGTGAACCCTGCAAAGCCCGCGGGCGAAGTATTCGAGCTTGCAGTCAGGATAATGACAATAGCGATCCTTGATGGTCAGGTCGCTCCAAACTGCGGGCCTAATGTAGCGCGCGATGTCGGAGTTGTCGCGTTTGATTCTTTCTAGCTTGCCCTCTTTGAGCCGAAGGCGATAAAGCTGTCCGTGATGGCGATTGCATAAATAAAGACCGCGGTGCTTTTCCTTGCAACCTGGAACCTCGCAAGTCTTGGGCGGGTTGAACTTGTCGACCGGCCTAGCAATCTTTTTTAGCAGCGCGTCATCTACCGGCAGCGACTTCCGGCCGCGGTGAATCTTCGGAACGTAGCCGTAAACCCTTTTGGCTATGAAGCGGCTTTGAGTGATGTGCTTTGGCTCGACGCAATCGAAGTGTTTGCAGATTCGGTATCCGATCAGGTATGGCTTGCCTTGCTTATCTATGGGGCAGTTCCACAATTCGGAGAAGCGTTCGGCCGGTCGGCAGTCAACGCTTACGTCCAGCCCTTCCCGATTCAAACTCATGGTTTTAGCTTATCCCAAAAAACCGATAATTTCGCGACTCTCTACGTCCTGA